CGTCTTCTCATCAGCGAAGCTACCCAACGCATACTTCCATACTCTCCATAACTTAGTCATTCTTCTTCAAAAGAATACGAGACACTACATAGAGTCCCATTGCTGACCAGTAACCTATGGTTGCCAGTCCAAATATACCTGGTATACATGCATTCCATACTAGCATAAGAATCAAAGGTGATCCAAATAGGTTAGCAGTTGCTGTCACTACTTGCTTACCAAGCTCCTGATTCTTTTCATCCTCAGTCATTTCCTCGACAGGTTTAGATGCCTTACGAGGGTCAAAATATACTGTCATTATATTATATCCTCCAACTTAAAGAGTGACACAAACTCTATCTTATTATGATCCCAGATCTCATGGTCATCCATACGATCTACTATAGCAACTACTCTATTAACTGTGTAACCTGCACCACGTAAGACATTGACTGCCTTCATAGCACTGCCACCTGTAGTAGTCACATCCTCTAGGACAGTTACAACTGATCCTTTGGGTGGTTTATTACCTTCAATGACTTCCTTTGTACCATATCCTTTAGGATTCTTTCTAACTATCAGAGCATCGATGTGTCCTCCTCTATAGAATGCCCTCTGTGCAACACCAACAACTAATGGGTCACCACCTAGGGTAAGACCACCAACTGCTACTGACTTAGGATCTAACTTCTTTACCATCAACGTTGATAGGAGTGCGTTACCTTCACATGATAATGTTACAGGTTTACAATTAACATAATGCTCTGACTCCTTGCCAGATGATAATGTATATTGACCCTTCTTATATGCTCTCTCCTTTAATAGTTTAAGCAGTGTTGCTTTGTGTATACTATCTGTCATTTCTTCCTCTTAGACTTAGGTTTAATAGGATTCATAGGATTGTTGAAGGTTGCTGGTTGTCTGGTGCCCTTGGTATAGGACATCTTCTGCATGCAATGACCAAACATATCAAAGTATGTGTCAAAGATACCAACTGATTCACCCATGACTATATCAAACCATGTTTCACCATCCTTCTTCAACTCTAGCAAATATGCATTAGTTGGCAACGTCTTATCGTTAGCTGCATCAGGTGTGCAACCAGTCTTAATAATAGTACACCCTCTACCTGCATTGTTTATGTCAACAATCTGCTCATCGGTTAGCTTCATCTACCTCTTCCACCCCATTCAATAGAAGGGAATGCTTCTTGCACTGCTGCCTTAGTGATACGATATCTCTTATGCAGTGTCTTATTAATTGCTTTTATTAACACCTCTGCTTCACTCTCATGCAGACCTTCAAGCAGTTGGATAAACATACTCTCTACCTTCAGTGGTTTCAAGTTGTCATCACCACCCCTAAAGAATCGATAGAGTTTCTTTGCCTCTTTCTCTAGTAATGTGTGCTCTGTGCCTTTAGGTGCATCGTTCTTACGATAAGGTACGTCCTCACCTAGAGGTACACGAGGTTGTAAACTGTCGTCAAAGTTTATAATGAAGACAGATCTTAGTCCAGGAGTATTATTATCCTGTAAGATCTTTATCTTCTGTGCTTTCGTCTTGGCATTGTGAGCCTTCTGAAGCACCTCAGAAATCATTAGTCTCATAGTTACTCGGTCTCGTCATCATACAGTGTATCATCTTCGTCATGAATACGCAAGTATATTAACTCACTAGGATCAACAGGTCCATCCTCGGTCTGCATCTCAGGATGCATAACGATTGCAGCATACTCTGCGTCCTCTCTCCATGTATCAAAGACATCCTTTAGGTTCCATGATACCACAAAACCTAATAAAAAACTACCTATAGTTAAGAAGAATGCGATGTACATGAATGACATGTCGGACATAAGAACTCTCCCTTACTATTTGTTTTTATTTAGCAGGTTTTTTAGGTCTGCCTGGTCTACGGTGTTCATAATATTCTTTAGCATCATTTATAACCGTCTCAAAATATTTTCTGATCTTCCTTGCCTGTGGTTTAGGTACGTTACCATATGCCTCAGACATATACTTATCACGAGCAATGTATTGAGATAACTCATCCACTACTTGTGTCAACTCAGTCATCGATGACGAGTCAATTAATTCTTTTGTTTGTTTGCGTGTCCACTTGTTGCCAGTTAGATACGACTTCATATTAAAGAGGAACCTACCATTGAGCATCGCTTCATCGATTGCTCGATCAATAATAGTATAAAGCTCTTCAGAGTTGGGGTCCATGTAGGTCATAGATAGGTGTTTTCTCGGAGGTATTTAACAGTTTCAGAGCATCCACCCATTTTATGTCCAGCAATGATAACTTGAGGAAAGGTAGCTGCTTGTCCAAATTCTTGTTTAAACTGCTCTCTAGTAAAGTTAACATCTAATTTGTATTCTGCAAAGGACCAACCCTTACTTTTGTAAACTTCCTTAATCTTTGTGCAGAATCCACACCCTTCACGAGTATAGATGGCGGTGTTTCCTGGTTGTTTGGCCATATTATTATAGTTGGAAAGAAAAAAGGGTCTCTAGTTGAGACCCTTTATTTAGTTTGATATTAACCTTCTAATTTAGAAAGTGAACTTAACGCCTGCCTTAGCACCCCAGTTACGGATGGTGTCGCCATCAGCGTCTTCTCCATCAGTAGCACCAGAGATCTCTCCGTATACTCCTGTAGAATCAGAGACTGCATAAGAAGCACCAAGCTTACCAGAAATTTCTGTTTCTGTATCGTCAGTTGCTTCAGCATGGTTTAATGAAGGACCACCTTGTACGTAGTATGCGATCTTACCTTCAGCACCTGTTGTACCTTCGTAACCAAGATGTACTTCGGTAGTTGCTGAAGAATAGTCTCCATCAGGATATGATAAGTTGCTTTCTACATTCACGTAAGGACCAGCAAAAGCGGCTCCAGCGAATAGGAAAGGTGATGCAGCTACAGCTGCGATTGTTGATTTGATTGACATGTTTTTGTTTTAAGTATCTCGCAAGGCATAAAAAAACCTGCGGATGATAGATTCCCCCGACATGGGGATCTTTGTATCAACACAGGGTTACGATTCTTTCGAGTCCTTTGTTGGAAGTATTTATAATACTTTACATTGCGGTTATCCGTCAACCCCCCTTGTGACAGTTGTGCTACTGGTACATGTATGATGAGTCTCCGACATCCACATAACCTTTAGGCAATACATTGAATGCCAATGAGAATCTCTCATGTGGTGAGTAATTCTTTAGTACCTTATGTCTTACATCACTAGGAAATAATATAATGGTACCCCTTTCAGGTGCAACCTTCATATCAGTGCAGTTATAATCATTATAGTCTGATGGGTTAACATACACACCAGTAGGGGGATTAACAAACTGAAGTTGAGATGAATCTTGATCGTAAGCATCATAGTATATGACACCACTAAACCATGAGTTGCAGTGAGCATGCTCGTTAGCATACCCTCCTTCAAACGTAACAGTAAACCAAGAGGTAGTGATTTGGACATCACAATGGTAACCCAGTCTACAGATACATTCTCTAACCTTACGTGTGAGATACTCTAGTACAGCAGGCTTGTTGTGCAGCACATGCTTGTTTATCGTGACACCACCTTCTTCTCCTGCTTCATCACCATCAAGAGAGAAATCATACTCTTGACACATATCTACAAGGATATCACAGACTTCCTCGTTAATCTTGGATGACGCTAGAGGTTTTGGAAACAGTGGTTGTATTGTCCAGGTCATTCAACGGTACCATTCTAATGAATTGTTCATTCAAGTTATAAAATAATTTATAGTTACGAGTGTTAACCCAGTAACCTTTTATGTCTGACCCATCACAATGGTATCCATACCCTGTTACTGGTTCATTTACTCCATCAATGCGAAAAGTCTTACTACTATTGATATAAGACCCAAATTTTTCCTCCAAGTTAATCATTGGCTTTGTCGTTTTTAGTAAGTCTAGCACGAAGTTCCTCTTCCTGCTCAACTGTTAAGGCATTGTTATTTATGTTGGAATCCTCACTTACTTCCTCTCTTGGGTCAATATATTCGGCCATTTGCTTCAAATTTGCCTCCAAATCTTCAGGGGGTGTCCAACTAGCACCCTTCGGTTTGTAGTCAAGACCTTTGATCTCAGCGATAGGACTCCTCCAATACTTCTGCATCTTCTTGAGCATCTTCTTCTTACCCTTCGGATCATCCTTGTACTTTTCAATGACTCTCTTAAGAGTCCTTAACTCTCTTGAAGATTTCTCTAGTGATCTCTCTGCTGCGATCTCACCTGGTGTGAAACCATCGAATCCTTGTGCCATAATTTTAAGGTGGGTCTGTTACTGATGTAAGAGTTACTTTAAATCTAACTCTGAATTTTGCTTTGTCTGTACTACTATACCATACTACAGACTCTTTGTTGTGTGACTCTTGATAGAAGGCTTCCTTAAGACTCCTTCTAACTAGGTCTTCATTCTCCCACCAAGCAAGTTGTTTACCTGCTGGCATAGAGAATCCGTCTTCTTGATCAGGATAGTAAGGTGTCTGTGCTGGATCCTCTACGGATCTCTCTCGCATAGGAGGCCATGTTAGCACAAACTCTGATGCTTTTGCATATCCTTTACCCTTATTGACAACACTCATAGAACTAATCACCGCTTGCCAATAGTGCACCTGTTTAGATGCAGTATTCTGATCGTAGATGACTGGGTAGAATGTAATACCTACACGGATCTTACATGCATCTGCATAGCTTGATCCACCAGTACCATGATAGTTGTCAAGAGTATAATCGTGGACAAAGGTAAGAGGTGAGAAGTATGTGTCTCTCTGTGGAGACTGTTGACTTCCATTCCAGATAGTATTAACAGTGTCCTGATAGATACCACCTTGGACATTCTTATTCTTAGCACGTGTCTCTATAGTATAGTCACCTGCGGCTAGTGTCAATGGTATAGTCTGACCACCAGCACCATTAGTATAGGTAATCTCAGCATCATATATTACTGTGCTACTAGGATCTGTTATCTTTAACCAACCCCAGTTGTCAGACTCTATCCTGATAGAGTATGTAGCAGAGGAAGGGAAGGTAACAGTAGTAGTATGTGTCTGCCACTCACCTATGTAAGGATCTATCTCTGAATCTAAAGGTTTAACAGGGTAGATACCATAGTCAATCATGTGTTGTGTCCAACCATTACCAGGATTATTTGGCTCATCTATCTTTACCCAGTCACCTTTGTTAGTAACTGAAGTAGCAATTTCTGTAGCACCTTGAGTGATACGCCATGCTACACATGCTGGGTTAACATACCATTTGTTGTTTACGTTGTCTCCACCTGAAACATACCACGGTTTTGAATTACGTGCAAATGTTGTTGGGACTGACTCAGCAAGTATATCTCTCTGTGCTGGTGATATATTAGTACCACTCAGAGTTTCAAGTCTAGTAAAGAGGAATGATTCTAGTAGATGGTTGTAGCATCCAGAAAGATTTCTATAGTTGTAAGACTCTAGGATGGTAGCAGAGAAATAGTTAGCATCATCATCATACAAGTAACCTGTATCACTATATCCTCCAGGAATATGAGGCATCAAAGGATTGTTTCTTGTCCTAGATCTGCCTGGTATCTCAGGTTGATCTTGAAGTGATCCATGCATCCACACTGGTGCATTACCTGCCCATGTATATGTGTAGAAGTGACCAGGATCAGGCACGTCACTCTCAACCCAAGTAGGATAAGGAGCAACACGAATAAACCTCCAACTGTCAGTGATACCTGAAGTATGTGTAGGTACAGTAGCAGTACCATCTGATTCTATATCAGCAGTTGACTCGTATATATTAGCACCACCTAATACTCTAGTGCCATTAGCATAATTAGTATCTTGCCATGCAGGTGGGTTAGGTATAGTGTCATCCTTCTTACCTCCTGGTTCCCATTCAAACTCCTGTCTGTTAGTAGGGTTAAATGATATTGCATATCCTTCTACCTCACCACCCTCCTTCTTCTCAGGATTATTAGTTGGGTTACCCATTCCCTCTGCTACAACACCATCATGTGACAGTGTGCCTAGCATCAGTTTGAAGACACTATCAAACTTAGTAGTTTCAGTATTAAACATAGCAACTTCTAAGGATATGTCACCAGTGACAGGACCAGTATCAATACTTACCAACTCAAAGGTTAACTCATCAGGTGGTACTACTGGATCAGCAAGAGCATCTCCAGGTGACAACGTAATGTCACCATCCCATAAATCCTGGCCAATCAGGGGCCAATACTGGGCTTCAAATTGCTTGACGAAGAGCTCTACGTTATTCTTTAAGACCCTGATAGTAAACTTAATACAATTACCAAAGAGACCACCAGTAATACCACCCATCGATACAAATCTAAAGGTACCACCTACCTTTGCCTTGATAGTTTGATACCTATTTAATTCAACAGAGTATCTACCCAAGTTATAATTCCTAACCCTAGTCTCTAGAGTGTAAGTGCCTGCACCCAGTGCTCTGAGACCCATGAGCTCATCACCCACACCATTCTTATAATCAATCTCTCTGTCTATCAGCACACTACCACCAGGATCCGTGAGTTTAACGTATCCATAGTTATCAGTTTCTATTCTTAAGTTGTGATCACCACCAGCACTAGTGAATGTTGCAGTATGTGTTTGCCACTCTCCAATCAAAGGATCTACCACTGTATCTGCTGGCACTGATGGATAGATACCATAGTCAATCATGTGTTGTGTCCAACCATTGCCAGGATTATTTGATGCACCTACTTGTACCCAACTACCTCTTTCAGTAAGTGAATTAGTAACTTCTGTTTCAATCAATCCTTGTGTCAGACCACCAATAGATAGCGTTGCATTACAATCACTTCCATCAGAATCCTTAAAGCATAGAGTCTGATCACTATCTGTTCTAACAAATCCAGCAGCATTACCATTAGTAATGGTGCAGTTATATGTCTGACCTCCAGTTATTATAGCAGTCTGGTTTGGTAATGATCCATTTTGTACACCTGCTGTCTGTGTGAAAGATATTCCGAGAGAAGTAATCTCATAAGTTCCAAGTGCAGTACCATATTTTCCTGGATTATCACTCCAACTGAAGTTAAAAGTTATAGTTGCAGATCCAGTACCACCAACAACTAGGTTACCAGATGCATCGAAGGTTGCAGTAACATTACTAGACGAAGAACCACTAGTAATACGCCACGCTAATGATGCTGGGTTAACATACCACGTATTATCATTCCTACATTCTCCACACTCCCACTCAACATCATTACCTACGATGGTAGGTATCTTAGTACCACAATCCATCCTTCTTAAAATTATATCCTTAAAGCTGGCCTGTAATATTCTAGTGTCGCATTTTACTCTAGGATCTATCTTCCTCATCACCTTCTCTGGTGCTGCTTTGCTATACACATAGCACTGGATGCCTTCATACATGTAACCATCGAAGTCCCATCCGACTTTATGCCATAGTCTTACATCATTGTAGTCATCATCACCATCAAGAAGGTCTTCCCACAACTGTGTGTTTGCACCTTGCCATTTAGTATAGTCTTTCTGATTTTGAGGATTCCATTGCTTATCACTGAAGAAAATATAGTTTTGTTGTGCTGAGTTAACTCCAACACCTCTAAACCCAGGTCCATTTCCACCAGTATTAAGTGCTTCAAATGATATTATACCATTCATTACCAGTGAATTTAAGTTACCACCATTAGGTATCAAGAAGAAACCCATAGTACCACCAGCATAATCATTTAACTTAGCACTAGGGACATACGCAGTAAACAATTCAGTACCCTGTTGTGCATTGGTGCATACTATTCTTCCATACTTAGGACCAGTCTCATCTGCTAGGTATAGTCCTATAGTACTATCATATGAGGATGATCCTTTCTCAACATCTATCTGTACAGCAAGGTCTGTCTTTACTTCCGTTGGTATACGATAGGCATTAGCACTAGTTAATTTAACAGGATACTTTGGACCATCTATCTTATACTTGTGATCAAATGGATTACTACTAAAGAATCTATGCAATGCTTCTGCTTGCTCACCTTGTGCAAGGTAACTATTCATTGAGGTAGCATCAGGGAATACATGTCCTATTAATTCACCACCTGCCATACCATTAGCATTCATGGTTGGTCTCTCACCAACACCAGGAGTGTCAGGCATACCTGGATTAGTAGTGAGGAAGGTATCATACTTCGCAGTAGAAAAGAATCTAAAGAGTGGTACAGTTTTACCTGGTATTGGATCTCTTAAGATATAAAATCCTGGTTCTGTATTAGTTAAAGTATATCCTGCCTTAGCACCAGTCTGATAGTATGCATGGTCAGCAGATGCATTAGTAGATACTATAGTAAAGTTAGCATTACAATCATTACCATCACCATCTAGCATACAAATCCTAGTGTTATCATCTAAGATATTCAGTGTGCTATTTGCTGAGTGTAGTCCTGTGAAAACAACAGGAATAGTTCCAGCAGAACTCACTGTGATAGTCTCAGTCTGCTCACCTGATCTACCAACCCTAGTAAATGTTTTACCTCCTACCTCAATAGAATCTATTGCAGTACCATATGTCCACGGTCTATCATTCCACCATAGTTTTAATATTACTTCAACACTACCACTACCAGTAGCAACCAACTGTCCAGATGAATCGAAGGTTACATTTAATGTGCCAGTGCTATCTAAAGATTCATAGATCGGTATACGATCTGGGAAACAATTCTTGACACAGACTTCATCTTGATTACCACTCCAACCATTAGGCCAGTAGGCATCACAATCTGTCTTGGGTGGCTTCCACATACCACCAAAGTAAGGACGGAATAAACATTCTAATGCATTCTTAACACAAGGTTGGAATGGATCGTCTATTCTCTTAGATAAATCACAGAAGTATTTCTTTTTAGTTTCCTTATGCTCCCACCATCCTGGTGGTCCTTTACCATCCTGACTATAATCTGGCAATGCTTTTACCATATCCTCTTTGAGGAATGCTGCTACCAAATCACAATCATTAGGGTCACCAGACCCAGTGATTATTACGACTGATGATCCTCTCTCAGGTGGTTTCAGAGTGATGATCATTGGTGGTGGATCTATACCAGTGATCTTCACAATCCAAGGTACCCAAGGAGGCATGTCAATCCTAGTGATGTCTCTTATAGGATCGTCTGGTGGGTCTGGTATGAATGGTGGAGGAGGTGGTCCATAACACCTTCCAACTAAAGTTCTTATTATCTCTCCTGGAGGATCAACTGGGGGTGGCTCTGGCTCTTCAGGTGTCCGTGGTGGGTTGTCTTGGTCCTTCGGGTTGGGTTTGTTAGGTATTGGATCGCTATAACATCTACCAACTAAATTTCTTATTACATCTCCTGGTAAAGGAGCTGCTGGTGCTGGTCCTTCTGATCCTGTTGATGGTACATTAGGATTCAATCCATCTAAAGGATTACCCCTATGGGCAATGACCCTTTGCATTGCTTCAGGGTCATAACATCTTTCAACTAATAGTCTTATATCAGCAGCAGACATGCTTCACATATACCTACACTTTATTTAGTGAGGGTTGTAAACCTTTAGTACGATTATTGTGCTTGCTATCACAACGATAGCGATCAAAGTAATTAATTGCATAAAAAAAGAGGGTCGTTAGACCCCCTTAGTATAGCATATGAATTAGCGTTAGCCAATAGATGGTGCAAGTAGTGCAACTTCACTGGTCTCAGCAGATGCTAAGTCGAGTGGGAAGTTGTGTGCATTTCTTTCATGCATAACTTCCATACCTAGGTTTGCTC